GACGGATATTTGCGTGTTCCGCTTACCCTGAACGGGACAAAGCGTACACTTTCAACCCACATTCTTGTGGCAAAAGCATTTATCCCGAATCCAGATAAGAAACCGCAGGTCAACCATATTGACGGCAACAAAGAAAACAATTGTGTCCATAACCTTGAATGGGTAACTGGGAAGGAAAATATACAACACGCAATTCGTAACGGATTGCGGAAGGCAGAACTTCCTTACTACAGAACAGGAGCCAGCCATCCCTGCAGCAAACCAATTTATCAATACAGTCTGTCCGGCACTTTAGTAAAAAAATGGGACTGTGTTTCCGATGCTGCGCGTTCTCTCGAATGCAAGCCTGCTTCTCTTGTCAACTGTTCAAAAGGCCGCACAAAATCCTGTAAAGGGTATATGTGGAAAATGTTTGACGGACAAGCTACAACAACAATCAAGCCGATTTCCACAAAAAACTACCCGCGCCTTATATTACAAATGGATCTGCAAGGCCATGTAATAAAAGAATGGAACGGATATAGCCAATTAAGTGCTGAAACATCCTACAGGCTGAGCGATATATGCGCATGTTGTAAGGGAGACCAAAAAACCGCTTTCGGATATCGTTGGGAAGAACGCCCGTTGCCATTCTCATAATTTACTGTTTCATCATCCTTTGTATTTGCAGAGCCTGCTGCTGCAATCTGTTGAAATCATCCTGAGACAACCGCCCGGAATTCATCAGATACTGGATCGCCTGCTGCGGGTTCTGCATATATTCCTGTGGTATGTTCATTCCCCTCTGCGCCATGTACTGCATCGGGTTGCGCATAAAATTCTGAAACTCAGCAATCATATTACTCATTGGGTTCCTCCTTCTTCACCGTTCGTTTCGGCTTTTCTAACTGTCCCTTAATCGTGTTAATTTCGTCCCACAACTGTTTGAACTGATCGTCATAGCTGGTTTCCTGTTTCGGCTGTTGCTCCGGCGCCTCTTCCTTTACCAGCCTGTAAATCTCAAACGTTGGCTGTTCAAGCGGAGAAAATCCTTTTGTTTTCGTGCATACATACGGCTGGTTTTCTATCTTGAATGTCAAAGAATTTCCCGGAGCCACAGGCCAGTTGAACGCCTCGTCAACAGAGCGTGCCGAAATAAACCCTGTCTGCATCTGCTGAGGCTGCTGATAATACGGATAATATGGATATGCCATTACTCATTCCTCCAATAGTACACGATAGGTACGGCCTGTCCGCTGTCCCAGGTATCGTACCAGTCACCATCAACCACTGTTACACAATGCTCCCCTGTCCCCAAAATATACGTTCCTCTCGGATGATCTGCCGCAAAGTCAGCAACGGTATAACACGCCGGGCATGTATTCGGGATAATATACCGGGAGTATCCGTTATCAAGTAAGTATTCTCCCCAAACGTAGTTCGCGTGGGGCCAGTCCAGTAACTCAAGACCTTTCATGCACAGCTTCATGTAGACAGTTTTCCAGTCCATGTCCATTGCCTTGCATATAGCCCTGATTACACAGTCATTTGCGCGTTTTTCTGACGGATTCGGATTATACTCAACAAACATTTCATGCCCTCCTGTACCCTTATTTTCCTATAAGGAACCCTGCTCGACAATGAAGCCAGAGTGCAATTTTTGGGCATAAAAAAAGAGCCTATCCTCAAGGGATAGGCATATGCTTAAATAATCTGTTTTCTGCTTTATATACGATGTTCTTTATCTGACGAACAGATAGGTTGAATTCCTCTGCCAGCGGCTCATAACAAACACCGTCTATCAGGCGGCGCTTTAAAATAGCCCTGTCACGTTCTGATTTGATCCACTCATCTATCAGATACGACAGGGCTGTATTGGGTATTTCATTTATTGGGGATGTATTTTTCGCCATTTTTCAAGTATTTGTTCACCCGTTTCGCCTTTATTGAGATGCCTATAAACATAGACCTTATTTGTGATGCCAAATGTCCTTGCAAATTCATATGGGTTTATCAAACTCCCCTTATATGGAACCCAGCGCGTATTGCTTCTGTTCCTTACCTGTTCGGTTTGATTTGACCATTTGCAATTATCAGGGGAATAATTACCATCAATGTTAATCCTATCAATGCTTTGCCGCTTTCCATTGAGCGATGGATCATATCCATTGGCATATGCCCACTTTTCAAATGCTTCAAACGATGCCATCCATTCATCGCACACCTCGATCCCTCTGCCGCCATATCTGCTATAGTATTTGTAATGCGGATTATAGCAACGCTGTTTAATTCCGCAATATATAGCATATAATCTTGTTTCTGTTTTTCCGTGTGTACGTGTAAATTCTGACAGATTTTGACGGTTTTCTCTCTCCAGACAACCGCATGACTGATAGGTATAAAACTGATTTATTTTTAATTCCCTAATCGTTCCACAGTCGCACTTACAGATCCACCATGAACGTCCATGATCCGCTTTCCGAAGCGAAACAAGTTTTCCGTGGCGCTCACCAGTCAAGTCTAAATTGGCATACTTATAGCTGTTCTTCATTTTCCCTCCTACATAGGTATATTATATTTGTGGGTAATCTGATACTCATGTAGGTTTCTCAGAAACGGTTTGCAACCCGCTGTCCCCACACAATAATTATATCATAAATCATCTCTTTTTTACACGACCAGTTCCGTGGCAGACCCCGCAAGGTTTGTAACCGGTATTGCCGCCAGTCTTACGTTTCCGTCTCCGTATTGTAGTCTTTATCCTCTGACTCGCCATAATAATCTCCGCCTATGAATTTGCCGTTGTAGGAGTTATCGCCATTCCCGGAACGCTGACTGATTTCCTGTGTGATTACTTCATCTTCAAACTGGCTTTCAAAGTACAGCCATGCGCCGTTCGTCCCGATCAGTGTGAAAATAAGGATGATGCACAAGATCCACAGTCGTTTTATTGTTCTCTCCTGCCTAGCCAACATACCCTCATGCACAACATATGGGACTTCTCTTTTTTCTTCCATGCTATCCTCCTAGTTCAGCAGGACAGCCCAAGTGAGTTTTGATACGGTGCCGTAATTGATGCCTGTCATTCCCGCTTTCTTCTGAAGCTGAGCAACAGCATACTCCGTATTCGCACCAAACTGACCGTCAACAGCTAAAACGCCGCCATTCTTACCTTTATACCCATACAGGTTTAAAAGCGCCTGCAGGGATTTTACAGCAGGGCCATAATCGCCTTTGATAAGCTGCACGGTCTTTACTTCACAGGTGCCAGTGTATTTATGATCCGGGGCAGCCACTTCCCCGGTGACAAGTTCATACTTCGGCATACCATAACCTGCAATGTAACTATCACTCAGGCTATATTCCTTCCGGCATACTTTGTTATTTTTGTTTCCCTCAATAGTATACACCTTGCCGCCGCTTACATTCAAGGCAAGTCCTGTGTGGCAGATCATTCCGCCATTCTGGAAAAATACCTGATAACCTCTTTTTGCCGTCTTCGTCCATCTCCCGGCACGTTTGTAGTAATTGGCTGAATTAACAGTGTAATCATCAAAATCGCCGCAAAGGACCTTCCGCGCAAGATCTGCACCAAACGCCTTGTAAAAGCACCAGTCCACAAAGCAGTCACAATATGCCGCCGGATAGTCCATGTTGCTTGGTTGTAAGGCGTGCATATCTCTTCCGTACTTTGTGTAATTGGCTGATCCGGCATTGGCTGTCTTGCTGTCAAGATATGCCGCTGACGCCTTTTCACAATATCCTTCTTCGGCAATAGCTATATTCAGCACCTTGTCGATTGCCTGTGTTTCCGTCATATCATTACCCTTTTCATATAGATCATAGTATTTGACTGCCTGTTTGTATCTCTGCTCCTGTACAGCCTGCCCCCTGTCGGCCGGCATCTCAAACCTCGTTAAAACATAATAGGCCGCTTCACGGATGCTCCCTGTGGTTATAAGCACACTCCATACCGCAGGATAGTCTTTTTTCAGTTCTGAGATAAGAAATTCAAGCTGCATTTCTTCATCCCCGATGGAGACGCGTTTTGACTTTGCAAAATCATACAGCTTTCCTTTTCTCCCCGGTGACGTCCACTGACACAGGCCATATCCGTATTGTCTTCCAGACAGCGGATGAATGAACTGCTCCCGTGTGATCGTTCCATTATCAACAAAGGCTGTGTATGTTGAGTCGGTATAATACTTTCCAGCCTGTGATAAACGCTTTAAGCAAAGCATTTCCACCCGATACGGGATCATGCCGCTCTCAAAATACATGTTTCCCATCATGCCGGCAGCGCCAGCTTTTGTCATTCCATGCTTCGTGAGATAATCCCATATGAATGTTTCACTCATCTTTTGCTCCTATCTGCAAAATGGTCTGCTTCACTTTGTCAAATCCGCACATAGCGCACAACCACGACAAAATAACAAGGGCTATGATCTCAACCCAAACCTTCGCCGTCAGTGTAACCTCATACATGACAACGTACCCGGCGCAGATAAGCCCCGCTACCACAACGGAGACAACAGCGACCAAAATGTTAGACGGCAATACGTCCCCGATCGTTTTCTTTACTGCTTCCGTCACCAATGCGGTAAAAGCGGAGCAAGCCAGTAAAAGTATCATCAATTCGTCCATGTTACGCCTCCTTTTCTAACGCATCCAACCGTGTATCCGTTACCTCAAGCTTTTTTTCAAGCGCAAAGGTACGTTCAACGATGGAATTATGTTTTTCAACCGCCTTTTTCAACTCTTCGATCTGATAGTTAATCAGCATGATTGCCGCTTCGTGCTTTTTCTCGCTTTCCGCTCTCTGATAATAGTTGTTAATTAGGCACACGGCAATTGCTGATCCGGCAGAAATCAAGGCGGTCAAAATAGTTGAATTCATGTATCTATTCCTTTCCTAAACATGGTTTACGGGTTACAGGTTCATGCAATCAAGGGCAACCACCTCCATTCATCCACACCACCCACCATATCGGTGGGGGCAGGGATGTTGAAAGTTTAGTCCACTTGGTTAAAGTGTGTTTATACTGTGTAAAAATATTTTGACGCCTGCCCGTATTCATCCTGTCTTTAAGCGTGTTCATGCTCCTCTTCATACAGTGTGTCGAACAGCTCATTCTTAACAATTTCCCCATACTGGCTCTGAAGCGTCAAGGCAACCGCCGTGAAGTCCGTGGTCGCAACTGCCACTGCCGCCCGCTGATAATAGTACGCCAATCCCATTGCAAGTGATGAGCGTGCTGTTATCGTGCTGTTGACTACTCCGTCAGGTCTTGTCTGTAACTCTGTGATGTAATACATGATTTACCTCCGTCATGTTGTTACGAACGTTTAACAGTGATCTTTGCTTTTTTAATTAACGTTGAATAGGCAGACGAACCACTTGAACTGCCTATTGTGACACTACCATTTCCCATTACTACATTAGATGGAGAAGCGTACCACAAGTTGTCGTTAATATATATTTTAAAAGTCATGTCTGAATTGATATCTACTCTTACTTTTTTATTGCTAAATATGTCATACGCATCATCAGATACGCGTATCCAACCACCGTTGTAATAGCCCCAATAATTTGAGGAATTATATACCAATCCTTTCAGTTTATCGTACATTATGAATCTTCCATGCCCAGTGGTAAATGTTTTAGTCATATTACCAATTTCAAATTCATATGACATATTTTGGCACCAAACACCAAATGTTGCGTTTGAACTTTGCGTCCCGATAAGCACTCCATCAGATGAATATGTTGCGCCATTATCCAGAATGACATTTTTCCCTAATACACTGTCATATCTGCTTTGCGTAAAGTCCCAATTATTGATAACTGTGCCATCGGTAATACCACCGACACCACCATATCCGTCCGCAAGGCTTCCAACAGCGGCGGAGAGCGTTGTATCGGATTTTCCAGTGACTTCGTTGGCGTATGTGGTCAAGGCGTTAATCGCATCCGTTAAAGGTGTAGCCATGTCAAATCACCCCCAATGCCGTAAGAGCGGAACTGTAGTCTGCGTATACATCGTCAAGGTGTGACTTATCTGTTGCGCTCATAAGTCCTGCCGCTGATGTGGTGGCGTTTGAGATGACAACCGCACCTGTCTTACCGTTGACAGATGAGACTCCTTCCGCCGCAAGCTTGGTGGCAAACTGCGCCTCCGTCCCGGTGTATCCTGCGTCTCTCGCATACTGGTATGCGCTCTTGCCGTCCGCACCGCTTGCTCCAGTATCACCTTTATCGCCCTTGTCACCTTTCGCCCCGGTATCACCTTTATCGCCCTTGTCACCTTTCGCCCCGTCTGCTCCGTCAAACTCTCCGCTTGCCTTTGCGGTTGCGAGTGCGGCATTGACGGCGGTCTGAAGGTCACTCGTGCCGATTGCTCCTACATCCTCTGCGCCGAGGACAACCGCCCCTTGCTTTCCGTTGACGCTTGTGACAGATGATCCGCCGCCATGCTCGTCAATGTACTTGATCATCGCATCATACCATGACTGATACGGGTCGGGGACTTCCGTATCAGCCACAAGACTCTTGCGTACGATCGTTGTGTACATTTCTGACTTAGCAAGTACGCCGCCGACAATCCATCTCAGCTCTGCATTGCCATGCCCATCATACGCCGTGTCGATAGATGTGACATTCCATACAAGCGTTGTCTCCATCTGTACTGTGTCGCATATATATGGAGCGGCATCCTGCGCCCTTTGGTGAATCAGCACAGCTTCTCCGTCCCCATACTTGGCGATATAATTGGCAAGTGGAAAGACTATCGTCCGCGCTTCATTTTCCCCTTGTCGACCTAAGTCTATCTTTCCCCATGTGTGAGTATAAGTTGTCATTTTTGCTACCTCGCATAACCCATAGGTCTTTACTCCTCTATGTGTGGTTGATGAGTTACGGATTTTATACAATAAAGGGAGATCACTCCTTCCCGTCTAAAAATCCTCCGGGCGGAGAGTCTTGTGTGAGTTAAAGTCTGCTTTAAGCTAGTACCTGACTGTCACAATATGCTAACCTTTTAGGAACAAAGTCCCTTATCTGCAGAATGTTATTTGTTTCCACCAGCGGAATCCCAGTATATTCACCGCTGCCAGTTGTTGCCGCATAATCTTCTGCGTACAAATATGGTGGGATAATACTCATAAACTTCTCAAATTCTGTTATTATATTGTCGGACGAAAGGATGGAATTTCTTAATTCCGAATACCTTGTCTTTATGTCATTTGTGAACTGCGCCCACAATTTATCATGCAACAGATTAGTAACATGATTTCCATCCGTATATGCCGTATACCCTGTCTGAAAATGTGTTTCGTGTGACAGCCATCCTCTTTCTTCTGGCATCCATGGAGCCAGCCCCCATGTTCCATCCATATCGTACATACCGGAATACCATTTTCTTGCGTCATAAGTAAAAAATGTTTGATTTTTTGCAAGCTGATCTACTATGCATCCGCACCGCAGGAATATATGCATATCTATTAAGGATTGCTTGTCAAAATAGTTTGTAAGGTTGTTCTTGAACAAACTATTAGAAGAGGTGTATACAAAATTCAACACAGATGTCCAACTGTTCTCAATCACCTGCGGCATTTCATCATGGATTTCATCTGACCACTTCCCATCCATAGTAGAACTGCGGAAAAACAACGTATTGTCGAAAGCAGAACCGTCACCTTGCATGATGCAATTTTCTGGAATCTCATCATCAACTCCATACATAGCGCCTTTAGGCAAATTCCATGTATAAAGCCCCATATACACCCCATTATTGAATATTTTTACATGGAATCCATCTATCGCTATGTTTCCATCTTTTAATTCATTCGGCAACGATTCATAATCGCTTCTCGATTTCACTATCTGCGTCCACAATCTCGCGGTTACTATGTTCCTAGCATGGCTGTGGTCAATCCAATTTGCTTTTAACACATATTTATTTCTGCCCTTATCCCAATTTTTGAATTCACGCTTGTCTTTTTTAGTTCGTTCTTGATCGGAATATAATGAAATTGTGAAATTCTTTTTTGGATAATTCTGTGAAGAATCACCTTGAACTTTTGCCGTAGCATAGCTTAAAAATGATTTAGTCTGGCTCTTATATTCAAGGAGTACAGGCAAAGCTCCCTGACTTTTAGTCGTCGGCAAAGTTCCAGTTAATGAAACGATAGGAATGTCATTTTCTAAAGGTTCCTGCGTTTTTACAGTTCCATCAATGTCAATTTTCTTCCCATTTACGTCGTATATATATGACACGCCAAATCCTCCTTTCCTTATGAATCGATTATAACGATATTGGTAAAATACGTTCCTATTAAGTAAAACGATCCCCAATATCCTAGCCTATTAGCGTTTGGCGCATTTACGGAACATATTGCATTCCCTTTAGTATCTGAAATTGTTACCTTGCCGCTTGTCAACTCAATTATCACATCCGTATCTGCATATGGAATCAGAATACTAGGCCAATCCTGTACAGGGTAAAAACTTGTGATAACCGTAGTTGTATAGTCGCTTTCTTTATCATATCCGTCCTGAGCGGACGTCAGAGACAATTTACATCTTTCAGTCGGAACATACTGATTTACTGTGCCCGGATCAATGCCGTAAATGTTGTTCCCGTCTTTATAAACTATTATAGTAAAATGACTCTGATCAAGCCATTCCGTAAGTCTGGTTCTCAGTTTCACAACTGTTGGCTTGAAAAGAAGGCCATAATATACCGACCCAGTTGATACATGTGTTGGCGTACCTGTCGCATCGATTGAAATATTAATACCCTTATTTGATTCAATGTCGTTTTGAGTCAAATAATGTGAAGCAGACGCAGAAACATTAAATGTCGTTTCTTTCCCTTCATAAGTCACTCTGACGTTGTTTGTTCCGGACGCAAGTGTTCCAGACAAGGTATAATCCGTTATTGCTTCATCGGTTCCATCAGTATAATGCGCCGTAACGGTCAAACCATCTCGTAATTTATCAATTGAATCAACGGTTAATATTAATTCATCACTATCATATGCGGCGCTTATACTTTGCAGTTCATCCTCAGACACCACAACGTCAAAGGTGGCTGTCTTACCATCCTTTATTACTGTAATCGTACTTATTCCGACTGCCAACGTGCCAGACAAAGCATAATCTGTTATTCTTTCGGATGAGCCATCCTTGTAATATCCGGTGACTGTCAAATATGGTTTTAAATCGTTTAGTGTCTTACTTGGGTATACAACAAAAGAGCCTTGTGTAAACACGGCTGTTATATGGTCAAGTCCAGTGTCGGGATACAGGGCATCATATAAAGCTCCATAATAAGTCTGTCCATGTTCATCAATCCATGCTACGTGTTCAAAGCAATCAAGCAAAGCAATCTTCGCCTCTTCTGACAGCCCTGCTTTCTTCCTTATATTATTCCTTACATCTGCAATCTCGGAATCCAAATGTTCATTTACATCACTTATATCACCCTTTAAATCAGCTATCTCATCCCCTGTCACCTTCGCGTCTGCAGCCTTCCCGCTCTGCTTCAGCGTCGGATCAATCGCACTTTCAATCGCTTCCCTTGCGTCCTCGACAACTTCTTCCACTTGGGCCTTCAGATCTTCAACCTCAGTCGCAAAAGGTATTCTCTTAACACTCCCGGCCTTTGTCGCCAGATATAGTGCAGATCCGTCAGCAGTATTCGCGTCGCCTTCCTGCACCACGGCGAATTCGCCGCCAAGCAGTTTGGTTGGCACAAAGTCCTGTGACTTACCCTGTCTATTTTTAATAGCCATAATCTTGCTCCTTTATGATCATTCCGCTGAGTCAACAAAAGCCTGTGCAAACTCCTTCAGCTTGTCAGCCACGCTGACAGCCTTTGCATCCGTCAAAACACGGTCAACTCTCTTGTTGTCGGATACGACCTGTCCTGTCGTGTCATTGATCTCTGAATACGAAACACTCATACGTTTTCCGATTGCATCATTAAACACGGTCACAGAAGTTACAATTTTCATATACTGGCCTCTCTTTCTTTTATAATGTCCTCTATATGGTTAATAGCTTCATATCCATAATCTGTCTGATCTTTATCAACATTCAAAAGCAGCGGGTACTCTATCGGATCAATTGCGGTGTTCTGATCAAGCCTTTTCTGATCATATCCCCTTTGTTTTGCTTTAATCTCCCACCCAAACTCAATGCCTGGCGTTCCTCTGACAATAAAGTATGTTGGTTTCCGATCTACCACATAGCAGTCACCGTCTCCATATTTCTGCAGGAATACCTGATACTGACTGGTTGTTATCGTTTCAGCAAAAACCGGGTCAAGCTGGATATAGGAGTATCCATCTTCGGCAATTATCCCCTCTCCAACATCTCCAAACAGCGGAGACGGCGTTTCATAGCAGTAAAGCAGACGGCTTCCGTAGTCTTCGGTATTGGCAAGTCTTGACTTGTTTCCTGTAACATAAATGTTGCCGTCAATCTGCACGTTATCATTGAAAAGAAAATCTCCACCGTAACCACCGTAAAAGAGGGCTGTGTGATATCCATTGTTTGTATCGACGGACATCTCTAATTTTCGAAACCAGAAATCAGATGAACCGGCATTTCGCAGAATGACTCCGGGAATGTTCAAGGTACCAAAAACAAGCTGACCGTTATGCAAAGATACCGTCCGCTCTCTTACGCTATCGTCACCAGTTGTGTCCGTAACACCTTTTTGCCCGATATACACTTTGTCATAAGTGCTTATATTGTATTTCCCGCTTACACCAGCGTTGTTGTACTGAAGCGAATCAGTTTTTATGGAAAAGTTGGCAATCTGACCGTCCTGTGCAGTCATGCTGCCCCCGGTTGTTACGACAAACTTTCCCGATCCAAGGTTGATTGAACCCTTGGTCAGGGAGATCCCGGTATTATCCCACTTTCCGATCTGTGTTCCTGACGAGTCCAGTATTCGGAGAGAACCGTTAATGTTATCCTGTCCTCCGAGCGTCAACGTCCCGCCATGTGCATAATCAAAGAATAACCCGATAGTGCTGATGATGTTGGCAATCATAGTTCCGTCAACGGTAATTGCTGACTGCCAGTTTGTCTGCGCTCCGTTATAGTTATCCGTCAAAGCAATTCCGTTGCTTGTTATCTTGATAACCGTTTTCGAGGTAGCAAGTTCCGGTTTGTCGTGAAGGTAATAAATGGTTCCGCTCTGCGTTACCTCTGTTGATGGATAAAGACCCGGAGAATTATTGATCCGCTGATTAATGTTCTGCTCCAGCAGTTCTCTTGCGGAGGCTTCATTATCTATAAGCTTCCGCATCCTGCGCTCAGAACTTGTCTTTGCGGTAAAGTCCTTTGACGAATTCCTTATAGGGCTGTCGGCACTGCATTTCAGTGTTGTTGCTCCCTTAAAGTCAAACTCTATATCGGTTATGAAACTGGCATAAACATTCCCTTTGTGCACCACATAACACGTGTCGCCAAACTCAGCCAATGGATACGATGGAGTGTCTAATGCAAACGGTCTGAACTTCATTCCGATCAGACAATGGCCCATCCTCTCTGCCGCGTCCTGTTCAGCTCCGTCAGTAAGCGCGTTTTCAAACACAAGCACATATCCGTCAGTGCCGTACAGGTATTCATCTTCGCCGTTTTTGATCTTTATTCCGGTTATGACCACATCATCTGTGCCAACGGTCTGTGACATGACCTCGGTGAATATCTGAAGATCCCGCAGTTCGGAGAAGATGCCGCCGTTCACGTCATCCCCCTCATCCCATGGATTGAACTTGCCGCCATATACGTTGGCTCCTGTTCGATATGGATTGCCGCTGTCAAAAATACCACCGTCAATAATCGACAGGGCTTCCACGGCCTCGGAGTCATACTCAACGATCTTTACCCCGCCAGGCGCCATGATCGCGTTTCCGCCCGCAAGCATAGCGCACAGGCCAATGACCTGACGGCAGGAAAGATTATTCGGCTTGTTTTGGACTGAATAATCCTTGTTGGTAAAGTTCATTGTTAATGGGACGAGTCCGCACTTTAAGCAGGAATCCTGAAACAGATCCGCCGCCGTCATCGGGAAGGAAAGACCAGTTTCATAGACCGCATCCGCTTTGTACATATCGTCATAAGCAACAATGCTTATTGTGTCTCCGTACGTTTCCGGCTCAGTCACCGTAAACGTACCAAGATCCAGAACCTCTGTTGTTTCTGACAGTTCCATGCTGGCCGTGACTCTGATTTTCGCGCCGTAAAAGTCATACTCAGCGAAACGGTCATCAATATTCAGGAACTTTAATTTAAGGCACCGTGACAGGGCGTTCCCGACCGGGAAAGAGTTAGACCCGGAACTTATAACAATTGAGCTTCCCGACCCGCACAGATCCCCCTCTGTGAGCGTCAGCGTCGTGTTATCGGCAAAGGTGATCTCCGCAGCATAGACAAACGCCCTCGTGTCGACCATTTTACTTTGTAATTCAAGTGACGCCGCTATCATAACGGATACCTCCCAACAAACCGACAGGATACTTCAGCAACGTTTTCGTCGCCTTCTTCCAGTGACTGTATCTTTAAAGACCCCTGCGATACTCCAAACTGCGCGTCCCTCCACACTCCGTAATACGGCGAAAAGTAGTGCAGTAAGAAATACGGCTTGCCCGGCTTCTTTACAATCTTTTTGAGCAAGTCCGAACATTTTGAGATTGACAGGTTTCTGTATACAACATCAATCGCTTCAACGGTAAACATGGGCGTGTCGTACTGAGTGCCAGACATAACACGCCCGGAGTCTTCCGTGGAAGTGGTTTCTAATGAATAGCTATAATCTGAGGGCTGTGCATCGCCCCATCCATCTATCGTGATCCGGTTCTGCATAGTCCCTCCTTATGCCAGTTCAAACGGATTGTTCCCGCTCCACTGCTGCTGCTGCCTTGCCTGCTTCAGAACGTCATCAAAGACCACACGCCCGTCAAGGTTGATCGTTACGCGTATCTGCTGGTTGCCGCTTCCCATGACCTCAGACAATGCCTGCTTGATCGTGTCAAGCGGTGCCTCAATATTGGTTCCGTGCTTCTGATCGCCCATCATAGCCAGGAACGGTGAATTCGGCGGGATAACTCCGCCTCTTGCCAGCGGCTGAACGTACGGATACTCTGTGATATACGGGATTGCCAAACCAAAGTATGCGCCGCCCATCCAGTCAGGAAGTGAGAAATGAAGGCTGTTCAACGCACCGATTGCGCCATTAATACCATCCACAACGCCCTGTATCATGGAGTTAACAAATCCGATAATTGCATTGATCGGTGTTTTGATCAGTTCTACCATTCCATTAAACGCACCAACAAATCCGGTTTTGATCAGTTCTGCCAAATCAAGGATCTTTGTTTTTATGGATGTAACCCTGTTAACAAGTGCTGTTTTAATGTTGTCCCATGCCTGAATCGCAGAAAGTTTAATGCTGCTCCATCTCAACCCCAATGAAGTTTTGATAACATCAAACCATTTAATGATATTATCCTTAAGCTCGATTACTTTTCCGATGGTATTGTCATAGATAACGCCCCAGATCTCTTGTGCTTTTTCTTTGATGTTCGTCCAAGTCTTCTCGATCTTGTTTTTAATGGAGTCGAACTTCAGCCAAACTGTCGCGCGGATAAGCTCCCACTTCTTAATCAGCCAATCACCGATTCCATTCCAAATATTTGCAGCGGTCTCTTTGATATTCTCCCAAGTCTTCTCGATCTTCGATTTTATGGTTTCGAATTTGAGCCATACTTCAGCACGGAGGAGTTCCCACTTCTTAATCAGCCAGTCGCTGATCGCTCCCCATATCTCTATAGCCTTTGCCTTGATTTCATCCCAGTTTTTGTATAGCTGGATGCCTGTCCAGATCAGAAGGCCAATAGCAAGGAGTGGCAAGCTGACTTTGCTGGCGATAAACGTAAACAGTCCGCCGATGATTTCAATAAGACCGGAAATTTTGCCTACCAGGTCAGTAATTGCCCAAGCCGCGAAAAAAGAAACAATCAGGTCTGTGATTTTCTGCACAGTCTCCGGGTTTTCCTTCGCCCAGTCGGTAAACTGGCTCAGTTTTTCGTTGATCCAGTCCCATGCATCCAGGAACTTGTCAGCAGCCCATTCAGCAATCGGTTTTAACACTTCATTCCAAAACCACTGGAAATGCGGTTTCAGATCCTGCAGAACCGCATCAAACGTCTCGATCAGATGTGAGACTGTATCAAGGAACCTCGGTACAGCTTCATTCATTGTCCATGTTCCAAGCGGCACAAGGGCGTTCTCCCACAGCCACACAAGGCCCTCTCCGATATGTATTGCAAAAGGTTTCAGCGCGCCCCACAGGTTCCTTAAACCGCCGTTGATACGTTCCCAGTTAACCGCCATGAGTCCTTTGTTGAGCGCATCAATCACACGGGGAAGCCCCTCGCCCATTGTCCATGCCGCTACAGGCTTCAGAAAGCCGTTGTAGAAGTCTTTCAGCCCCTGCCAAGTAAATTGTCCAAGCTTTTGTAATCCTTCGCTCCACAGCCGCTTCAGTGCGTCTACAGTGGGTTGTACGCCAGCCTTCACTGCATCAAATAGCGCCTTCATCTTTTCGGCAAGCTTGTCAACCACAGTATCCCCTTGCTCAAGGGTTCCAAAGTCCATGTTCTGCATAGCAGATGCTGCCGCACTCGGAAGCTCTGCCGTTTTTCCTTTGCTGGCTGCCGGCGTGGATGTGGTATCTGAAGTGTCCTTGTTGCTCTCGTAACGGTGGATCTCATCAAGCCCCGACAAATACTTTCGGGTTTCCTTCGCCGCCTGTTTCGTGGCCTTTGCCGTTTTCTCTGTTGCGTCCGCATAATCCTCGGCTGCCGATGCCGCATCCGTGTAATCGCTTGCGGTGTCGGCTATAGGGGCGCCTGCAGACGTTGACGCTTCGCCCTTCTTGCCTGTGAGCAGTACCGTAAATGCTTTAAAGGCACTCGCCAATTTCGCAAGTCCCTGTATCATGGTGTTAATGACCTTCAGGGCCGGAGTCAGAACATTGATCAGCCCCTGCCCCAAATTAGCCTTTATGGACTGGAGCTGAAGGTTTAATATCCTCGTCTGGTTAGCCCATGACCCGGAAGTCCGGGCAAAGTCACCCTGTGCGTCAGAAGTGACCGAAAGCAGATAGTTGTACCTCAGCAGCGCCTTTTCCTGCTGTGTCATCTGGCTATAAGCCTTCGTCATTCCCTGAGACATCCTGAACTGCTCAAGGTTTACCTCTGACATGTTAATGCCCAACTGCTTTAAAGGCTCTGTCTCTCCCGATATGCCCGACCGGATCTTCTGAAATGCCGTGTCGGTATCAAGGTTGTAGAACGATGCCATATCACCAGTCAGTTCCGCCATTTTGATTGACATCTCGGTCACTGCATCGCCAGTAAATCCCATGGACTTCAGCATAGCGCCCATAGTGGACGTATACTGCTTCGCGGACAGTTCAGACAGACCAAACTGTGTGATTGCGTCATGTGAGAACTTCTCAATCACGCCGGACATTTCGCCAAACGTCACATCAACTACGTTCTGCACTTCCTCAAGGTCAGAGCCAAGGTCTATACATGCCTTTGAAAATGCGATGATCTGTTTGATTGCAAACGCTGCCGCAATTGCAGCCCCTACTTTCTTTGCCGCCTGTATGGTCTTGCCGAACATCCCCTCAATCTGGCTTGTTCCGCGTTCCATACCCTTTGTATCTACTCTTGTATCAATTACAATAGAGCCATCAGCTTTACTCGCCATGGTCACTCTCCTAACATTTCTTTAAGCGCTTGCCGCTCTGCCTCCTCCCGCCCGCGCTCTTCTTCCGTCAAACGCTTTTTAAGATTGATCAGGCTCTTGTTCTCGGCGGCAAACTCCTTTTCCCATTTTTCAAGTTTCTTCCCCTTCATCCGCTTGTGACGGATATTAAGCACCTGTGTGAAAAGACCATCGCCTATCTCCATGTAGCACCCAAGGAAAGTCCACCAGTGCAGATATTTCACCGATCTGACATCTCCAATGCCCGCAACCTTGTTGATTGCCGGAATGATCAGATCAGCATCCTGCTCCCAGTCCATTAGCCGGGGCTTCGGTTTTCCGTCATCATCAACGCCATGATTGATGAACTCCATGCCCTTTCTGACGGCCTCGTTCAGGTTCTCTTTCGGTATCTTTTCAATATCAGGGTACATGATCCGCAGCATGACCTCGGTTTTTGCAAAATCCGGCAAATCAGGGTCATTAAATGCTTCGAAAATGGTCAGGATATCCCGAAAATCTGTCCGTATACGAAAAATGGAGCCGCCCACTTCGAGCGACTCCGGTAATCTCCAGCTCATGATTTTTTGTAGTCCTTAAGATATTTGTCCATCCGGGTTTCCACTTTCTTCATGCGCTTCTTTGTTTCTTTTTCGATGATCTCTCCCAGCGCGTTGACAACCACTTCGAGATACAGACTGCCGTTCTGCATGGGCGTGAACGGCGCACAGATTGCAAAAAAGCTATCAATGGCGTCCCCGCCGATCAGCTCTTTCAGCTTTTCTTTGATTGCGTTCTGTGCGTCAATCAGTGCCTGCTGCGTAAATCCAGCTTCGCGAATGCTGTTAAAGTATTCCTCAAGGGATTTGACCACAGCATCGTACCTTTCAATGATTGACATATCGGATGGATTGAAGGTGAATGTTCCAATCACCTGATCATCAAGGTTTACGATCTCATACGTTTTTGAACCGTCGTCAATCTTAATTCTTTCCATGCTTGCCTCCGTTAATCATGAATTATGCTGTAAAGGTCGGAACCTTGTTTGCAAGTGTCGCGGTTCCCTGTACACGGTTTCCATCCGGCAAAACATTGAACGGGATCTGGAATCCGCTCGTATCCCCGCCGTAAGACTGCGGAACGATCAGGCAATCTTCCTGCCATGCGCTGTGACTTGTTGCCTCCGTATCCTCAACGATAACCTCAAGATACTTGGTCTTGCAGTCATCGCCCTTCTTTCTGTTCAGCGCAATATCCTTAAGCTTCGGATAAAGAGGATCAGACGGATCAGCATAGAACGGTTCCGCTTCGATGCTCGGTTCATAACCGTTGTGACGTACGGAAACCTCGTCCAGAATATTTTTGATCGTTTCGGTATCAGCGCCAAGATCCACGCTCATGTCCTCAATATCTTTACCAACAAGGTACCATGACGGAGTGCCGCTGCCGAAACTGGTATCAATAAAAAACATATGTGCTCCACGTGTAAGCTTCATATCATTTTTCCTTTCTTATGCGTCAAATTCGTTTGTGTATTCTACAATGACTGGTAGGAGCCAGTCCTGAACGCCCTTCTCTGTCGGTTCAACTCCGTATGAGTTATTGCGCGTGATCTTCTTTATCTCACGGCCTCCCGCCAGATCCGGGTATGCATCCAGCGTAACCTCTTCGTCACCAATAACGGCGACCTCTTTGCACAGCCATTTCCCCAACGTATCAAGGAACGTCTGCACGTTTATCTTCTGTGCTGCGCGTGTGCTTGCTGTTCTGTAAACAACAAAAAAAGGATACTGGCACGTCTGAGTAACGTGATCCAGGATATCCCTTTTTTCAGAAATCACCAGTGCGCCGCTGTCTGCCGAAAATGCAATTCCGCTGGTCTCTTCCAGTTCTTCGAATGTAATGATCCGGTCTCCCAGTCCGGGAAACTGGTTTAAAAGCTCTGCGACAGCCTTTGTCATTACTTCATAGCCTGTCGCATCATAACCAATTGGTTTATTTCCTGCCATCGCCTGCCCTCGCTTTTGCGTTCCTTATCCACTGTCTTCCATACCGGGCTTTGGCTTTTTCAAACCATTCAGCCCCGACCCGCGGATGAAACGTATCCGTGTATCTCAAGTCCTCTCGTGCGTTGGTCTTTCCTGCAAACTGGCTGACAAGTACTTTCTTTTCGCCGTACCTTGCCCATGTTG